CTTTCAGCCTTATGCTTAGGTGCCTCGGCTTGGGCGAAGTCAAACAAGTCAGGGCATCTCTCGCTCTCAAAGAATGGCCTAGCCAATGGTGGTTTCGTAAATATGCGCATCATCCCCCCCCCTCCCCTTGTTATGGTTTGTATTCTGTCAGGAGGGCTATACCAGCTTCCTTGTGGCCGTTGCGGATGAGCCAGATTGCTACTTCGTCCAACTTATCTTCATTCTCAATATCCGTCATATAAACAGGGTGCTTGGGGTTCTTAGCAACTTCCTCTAAAACCTTTTCAGCTTGGCGCGTAATCTCCCTAAGTGAAAGATTTGGTGCTTCCTTCACCTTCCGGGGACGGCCACGGGTTACGGGGGCTACGAGGTCATCTTGCCTTTCTTCCGTTGTGTAAGCCTCACCACTTTTCGTGTACCAATTGTAATCGGTATCGCGGGCGGGAACATTAACGTCCTTATCATCCCACTCCTCAAGTTTAACCGTTCCCCCTCCACGGGTTTTGAACGACTTACCTACATCTTTCTTAGTCAGCTTGAGCTTTTTCATCCTTATCCTCCTTAATAACCCATTGTTTTAATAAATCTAATATAATCTGTAACTTACTCTTAGGCACGCGGACGGGCACTGTGTCCTCTCCATAAGTCCCTGAGCCTTTTGGTCTCCCTCCCCTTTTCTTTAGCATTTCTGATCCTTCCTTAGTTTCTCTGCAAACTCACATAACCCATATTCCCTGAACTTCTTCACGACATTACTCCTGTTCAGTCCGAGTATCTGCGCTGCCCTTACTCTATTGCCCTTGGTGAATTGGAGGACGTTCTGGTAAAGTACGGGCTCAATCAACTTCTTGATGTTATTCAATGTTAGGGTATCCCCAAGCTTAAGCGGGAATGCCATGAACGTATCCAGGCATTTATTTACTTCGTGTTCGAGTTTCATTCTCCCTCCAAGGGGATTATGTTGGGTACAATCTCCTCACCGCGATAGATGAGGTATGTCCCACCTATAGCCAGTAAAGTAACGAGGAGAATAAATATCCCCAGTTCTTTCCATTCCCTCATAGTTCCTCCCTTGCGCCCCCGCGCTGTTGTTAAATCAATTAGTTACCGTAATCTGTGACGTACTTTCTTGCTTCGTCTTTCGTCATCACAACACCATCCCAATCGTTCCAAATCTCCCCATCAACCTTGTCAATCAACTCGCAGAGGATTTTGCGGCGCTCTTCATTAGGCTTGTCGGACGCACATCCCATAGGCACTCCATCCTTGAAGTACCGCTTGAGAATATCCAGAGTTTCCCCTTCCAAACCATCCCAACCCTTCACCGTTCCCCACTTCAAGGTTAAACTCGCAACCATCACCTGTCCCCCCTATTTCAGTTTATCGTCGGTTAGTACCCGTGCAAGGTTTGTCGCAATAAGCGCCTCTGTGAGTGCGTCCCAGTTGGTAGCCGTAGGGTTGCTCACATAGCGCTTACAAACTAAACCAAAAGCCGTCCCATCCAGCGCAAAGGCCATTCTTACGTCTAGGATCGCCCCCTTAAGTTCCTCCTGGTGCTTCCTCTCGTCGCAGAGGTTGATGATCTCAGCCATGCTCAAATCCTAACTGCTTCATACCTATCCCCAGCATAAACACGCCAGCAGTAAAATAAGCCGTGAATGTGGAAAACTTAGAAGGCTCATGCTTACCAAAAGCAAACATCACGCCTTGTACAAACCACATTGCTGAAACAGCCAAGCTGATATACCCCATCACACAATCCCCTGTATCCGTTGAGCCATGGTTAGTAGTCCTCATCCGTAGATTTTCCACCGTTCTTAACAGTCACATGAAGATGCCAAGAATCCTTAACCCCCTGAGCCATAGCAGTTGCAAAGGCGCGCGCTAAATCCCCTTTACGTGAAAGAATTGCCTTTTCACACGCCTTTTCAATGTCCTTGGTTTTAGTGGCCAATACGTTCTCCACCCCCTTTTGCACAGACTTGCGGATAAGGTCGTTACACACGTACTCCAGCCAAGTCATCTTGTCGTAACTGCTCCATGAAATCTTACCTTGGGAATCAACCTTCTGGTTAAGCACATTGGCTATAATACCTTGAAGTATTTTATCAAAGTCGCCCAAGTGCTCTGTTATTGCCGCCTGAATCTTCTTTTCGACGATAGGCCCAACAATCTCCTTCCCAATGGAAAGATTAACTACATCATCAGCCATTTTTCATCCCTTTCAGTATTTGTTGGCATTCCATCAACCCCTCCAAAGCTAGCTCCCTTACCCATGGGGCGGGCTGCTTGAGGGTATCCTTCAAGCACAGGAAGGCTTTCAGCTTGGTGTAGAGGCTATCTAGGTTCATGATTAGCTCTTCCGTGTTTTAAATTGGATAGTGTCGTAAAATTGGCCGCGCTCGTAACAATTTTCAGACTCCACTTTAGCCTGAATCTGCACAGCCTTCAGGAGATAACGGATAGATGAACGAATCTGTTCGCGTTCCAGCGCTTCTTCTGAATCTGCCAAAGCATCCAGTAGTTCAGTGCGTTCAAGATAACCGAGTGTTACAAGGTCTTTCATCGTCAGCACCCCAGCCATTGTAGGATTTGTTCGCGGGTCATTAGCGGTTCCACCAGTTTATGAATATTCGCACAATTTGATCCGTGTCCATTAGCACACCGCCATAATCGCTAAGCCGGTGAACACAGCGCCTGCAAAGAACAGGCACAGGGCTTGTGTAAGGCTCGGTGCGTGGAGTTGGTCCAATAGGGCTTTAATCTCGCTCTTCAAGTCTTTCGGGGCGTAGGCGTAACTCCGGCGAAGGAGCTGTTCAAGCTCTTCACGTTGTTGGCGCAGGACATCAATCTCTGAAATCGGCGTCTTTTTCTCAGTAATGTGTAGGTTGTTCATGGTTTGTCTCCTTGTTAGCCCCGTTACTGTGCAGGAACTATTGGGACTTGGCAAGCTTCTTGTTCAAGAATTCTTATATGTTTGTCGGACTGGCCGTATTCTTTCAATAATTCAACGAGATGGCGTTCCATGTCGGCGTCTAGCATTCCGTTCATAGCGGCGGCTTCTCGCTTGTGTACTTCCTGCACCACCCCGCAAAGGCAGCGTCAGGCTTCTTGGGCCTTTCCCCGCGTATTCCAAGCCCTTTGTTATAAATCCCTGCCAAATGGTAGATGTCCCAACCTGGTGCGGCTCTACGGGCACCCTCTAACCCCTCTTCAGAGAGCAGATGTAAGATATCAAACCCCCCGTTTCCTTTTTCAAACTCCCTCAAACTCCCTCCCTCTCTTGGAGTTTTAATAGATATAGAGTGGGTTTGGAGTGGAGTGGAGTGGGTTGCATTGCCATCGCATTGCGGTTCGCATGCGTCTCGCATCGCCCTCTCTTGTTCCCAACGGGCATTCGCCGCAGTCTTTCCAGCCTCGCTTTTCTTCTTCTGGTACTCTTCCTGGGCCGCTAAATCTCGCTCGATCTTGGAATGCACCCATACGGTATCTGTTCGTTTGAAGTACCTCTCAAGTACATAGTCTATTGCTTTGAACTCTTCTTCGCTGTGGGCTTGGCATGCGCGACGTATGCGATTCGCATCGGCTGGGATTGGCTTGCCTGTATTCCAATATTCTCCTATGAGACGTAAATACGCTCCATGCTCAAGCAGGCTCAGCGTTCCAGTGTCTTTTAGGTAATCGCCCCAGAAGAAAGGTTGGTAATACTTTGGCATGGCCCTATGTTCTTATTCGTCACCTATGGGGAAATGTCATGAAATGACGGGGGCAGGCCATAGGAACCGGCCCCTTATCCCCACTCTGCCCTATATGGTGCAGGAACGCAACGGCCCCTTATACAAAATGCAGGTTATTTACCTAGCACGTCCTCTCGGCGTAGGTGTTTTGATAGAAACTCTTCCTTGCGTTTCAGATAGTAAGCATAAAGCTCTTCAAGGTTCATTTTGGCCATCATCTCTAACTCTTCCAATGTGCTGATAGGTTCCGGTGTTTTCACTATGCTTTACTCCCTTTCATGGCGCGCCAGACAGCCTCTTGTTTACCTGCGTTGAAGCCATCTCGGTATGCAACAAGAACGGCTTTCCCATGATTTACCTCAGCCTCTTCCAGCTTGGCTTGGGTGCTCTGATATTCTCTAGCAAGGGGCTCTAACTCGGCTACAGAATACGAAGTTGAGTGGCGAGCATTGCCGTCGCAGTCAAACAGAATGTGTTTAGCCAGTTCGTCGGCCTCTTCACGCTCCGCGCTTACCTGGGGTTTAGCCATAGCCTTAGCCACAACCTCCGCATAAGCCAGCAGGGCGTGGCCAAACAACAAAGCATCGCGGGCCTCTTGGCCTGTAGGCTCTTGCGTCTCGTAGAACTTCACCACGTCGCGCGCACGTTGCAGCGCAGCTTTCATGTCCGGTGGGGGTGTCATGCTTCAATCTCCTTAATAATCCGTGGTTTAAATGGTGCTGGCGGGTTCAGGTAATCTTCTAAGTAGCGTTGAGCGTTGTCAGGGTCGCACGATGCTATAACCCGAGTATCTCGCCACAGTTTAAATCCAAAGTATGTCTTCAGTTCTTGCCACTTATACCAACCTTCTTCACGTTCAATAAGCCTAAAACGTCGCATCACTCTCGTCCTCCTTTGGGGGTTGGGCCGGTGAAGAACTCGCGGGTAGCTTTACCCCACCGCTCTCCACGCTCGGCGGCTTCGGGGCCGTATAGCCAGCGGGAAATAAACACCCCAATAATGATACCCCAAAGGAGGATGTAAGCGGTTCTCACTTCCCATCCCTCCCCTTCGGGGCTGAGGATAGGGCTGCGGTAGTTTTCATGCTCATATCCATTTCGTTGGGTGTGGGGCTGATTCAGTAACAGGGGGCTTGCCTGCCTCTTTGTTGCGGAGGCAGAGCTTGCACATACCCCGCCAACTCCCGTTACCCCGCAGGATGCTATAGCTCTCCCCGTTTGAGCGGTTCCAGCCGTAGACACACATAGGCCAATAGTCCCCGGCAGCAGTTTCAGCGTAAAGGTGGGAGTGGCGCAGGTGTTGCTCATTCCTGTCAGCCGCCTCCACATACCGAACAATTTCCATATCCGGCTTAGGCTTCTCAGGTTCCGCGTCAATTGTGAGCCAACGGTAGGTCTTGTGGCTACGAATGTCTCTAATCGTGCTGGGGTGTACGTTAAACTCTTTGGCAATCGCCGCTGCGGATTCCCCAGCCTTTAAGCGGGCATAGATACCGGGCACACTAGCTACAGGTACAGCTTGGCGGTTGCCTCGCCCCTTCTTTACCATATCTAAGGTGTTGTCTTTAATGGTGCCTATCCATAGGTGGTGGGGATTGCAGCAAGCCGGGTTGTCGCAGCTATGGCAAACACTCATTCCGTCTGGGACGGGTTGGCCATTATGAAAGGCCCATGCAAGGCGGTGGGCGCGGTAGCTTTTGTAGGCAATGGTGGTTTGCCCGTAACCCCACTTAGTAAGCCCGGCAGTCCAGTGCCAACACTTATCCGCCGCGCCGCGCTCTACTTTACTCCAAAACTTCTGAATGGTAGCTTCATCAAAGCCCACGAACCTCACTTTCGTTGGTTAATTTCCGCCAGTTCTAGCTGGCGGTTTTAGTATGTGCCGCACCTTCAAGCTCGGCAATACGATTGCACAAATAATCTACCCGCGCCTGTAGGGCCTCCACCTTGTCTTGCAGGTCCATGTAATCACCTATCACGTCAAAGGCTGAGCCTTTAGGTAGACGCTCACATAGCCGCGCGTTCTCCCCTTCAAGGGTGGCGATGTAGGCCAACACAGCCTCAGCATCCCATTTATGTAGCTTAGGATATGTAAACTGGTTTGAGAACCGTTCTAGGGCGTATAGGGCTGGCGCGGGACGGGCGGGGTTAGCCATGGGTAGGGCTTTCATAAGGTGTAAGGCGGTCTAGCGGATTGGTGGCAGGGGCACCGTTCGGGCCTACCCACTTCACGTCTCCGCATTTTGTGCATTCGTACATGCAAGTCCCCCGGTACATCTGATCCTCCACTATACAGCATAGGCTCCAACGGCAGCCGTCCACCTTCTTGCGGAAGATTCGAGGTTTACAAACCATCACTCACCCTCCCCAGTCTGTGTCCGCCCCTTGGGGGCTGGAGGGAGCACGAACACCAAGCCATCCTTCGGCCTAAACCACTTACCGTTGCGGGTGTCTATCAAGGCTTTATCCTTCGGCCCACCGCCCTCATAAGCCACTCCACCAGCAAACAAAGTGCCGTCTGGTCGGAAGGCGCAAGCGTTGGTGTGTAGGTCAAGCCCATCTATCTCCCGCCACCCGCTATGGGCAGCACCCTCAAGCTGGTTAATGACAAGGCGTAGGCCATCTTCGATACCCTGATGGCGCTCCTTCCATTCCGTAAGCTCCTGCTTCTGGGCAGCAACGTGCGCGGCTATAAGTTGGGCGGCTCTATTGGTGCTTTCAGTTGTTGGGGCACAACCATACCAAAGTTGAAAAATCTCACGGGCCAGCGCTTCATCCGCTGGGGTTACAAGGGGTTTCACTTCGGGGACTTCTCTTTGGTTGGTTTTAGGCATTTCTCGTAAAAGCCTTCGTGCGGGTTAGGGCGGGTAGGCGTAACAGTTTGCCAATCGCCCCATACGTCCTCGCAGAATTGGCGTGTACCGCAGCGGTCGCATACTCGCTCTAGGTTCCACAGTTCGCGCCATCGGTGCCTAAACCAGCAAAGCCACCTCATCACCCTCCCTCCTGGGTGGTAGACCGGGCTTTGAGGGCGCGGATGGCTTTAACGGCACATTGTTCACAATCCTCATAATGCCAGTTGCCGTGAGGGCACTTATCATGTTTGGAGGGCTGTCCGTCTTCTCGCCACGGTGTACCAACATCCTTTGAGAATCCGTCTTCAATCAGCTTCGCCGCTTCCTCCAAAGCCTGCTCCCGTATCTGTGCAAGGTCTGGCTGCGCGGGGGCGGTGGTGGCTGTAACAGGTGATGCGGGAAGTGGGCACCAGTGAGTAGGGGAGAACTCAACATCATCGCCGCCCCAAACCATCAGGTAGTAACGGCCATCCTTTTCATACGCCGTTCCCATGATGTGAGCGTCATTTTCGGGCGTGTAAAAGTCAGCCTTAATACAACCAAAGAAGGCGTGTTTCCCGGTATTGTGAATGTACGCGGATAGGTCTGTGATGTCGCGCCATTGCGAATCAAAAGGCGGCATTTCACCAAGATGTTTAGGATGTGCCAGAGCATACTGAGCAAACCCGATAATTTCATAATCCTTGTGGTTCTCGGTAGGTACTATCTTTTCAATAGCTTCAAGTAATTCATAGGCGAGGTCTTGGTAGCTCACGGACTCAGACTTTCATTAGAGTTTTGATTTCGGCTAAATCGCCGCGAACATCGTCAAATATTCCAGTTTCGCGCTTCTCCACCCCCGGCGCGGCTGCCAAGCGTTCCTGTACGTGGGCTTCAAGGCATTCAATCGCGTAAATATAGGCCCGCGCTAGTGACCGCAAAGCTGGAGAAAGAACCTTCTCACCATCCAAAATGGTTTTAGCAGTGGCTAAGTCAAACTCTACATCATCACTCCGCTGCCGCTCGGCTCGCCCTGTCTGCGCCTGCGCCCCGCGCATCTGTTCGGTTATGCCGGTAAGGCGTGGTTCTTGCCATGGGTGCTGCGCCCCTGTGGGTGCCCCGGTTGTTTGGACGGAATTGGACGGCATAAGGTTGCCAGTTATCCCGACCTTTTCACATAACGTGGTCGGTGCTGGGGTGGCGGCAAGGGCTTCCTCCACTATTTTCCTAACCTCGGCGGCACATTCATCCCATCCGGTTTGCCGGGGGTCTTTGGTGGAGTAGGCTTGGGACTCCGAGTTGGTGAAACGCAGAAGGTCTTGCAGGGCTTCGCGCTCCCCTCCCATTACGGGGGCGGCGTTCAAAGCCCTCTCCTTGGCAACGCGAAACCACTCCTTGCGTTCGTCTAGGTCACGGATAGGACCTTTATTCAGCCAAAGCTTTTCAAGTCCTTCGATGAGATACTCAGCGGCCTGTACGAATTCGGGCAGCGGCAGGGTGGTGGTGTTAGGCATTGGTCAAATCCTCTATAAATGCTTCTATTGGGGTAAGACCATCATTGAAGTAATCTCTCCAACATTCCGTACCCGTTTGTTTAATCATACTTTCTTCATAGCCGTACTCTTTGGCTACCCTGTCCAACTGTTTCAGCCATTGATTAAAGCTCTTCATCCCCTCAGCCCCCTGTCACGCTGCTGGGGGTGGGCTCAAGACCCATCATCAAGATTTCCTGGTGGTATTCATCGGTCACTGGCAACCACTTGCCAAAGTCAGTATTAAATACCTCAAGTCTGTAATACTCCCCAACTTTTACCCATCTCATGCTTATCGCCCCTCCTGTTGTGTCACGGTGGCGGGGTCGAGGGCGCGTATGCCATTTGCCATGGCCTTTTCGCTGCCAAGCAATTCTAAGTCTCGCACGGTTATTTTGTATCGCTCTTTCCCTCCATCACTTGGCGTAGCAAGCCGAACATTGTGCGTCTCATAAAACTGCGCCGCAGCTTCCTGCATAGCCTTGGCTCCCTCTAGGCGTGCTGCCGCCATGGCTTGACGGAAAAGCTCGGTCATAGCTTCGGCTGCAATTTGAGGGTGGAGAGGTGGGTGGATTTTGAATGCGTCCTCTGCCCAATCTGCTGCTGTTTTCACTTCATGCGCTCTCCTTGTTTGGGGGGTGCGGGCAGGCGTTGAATGCAAAAGGTTTTGGTGCCGTAACTGGTTTCCACAACCTTGCAGTCCCATGCGCCGTCCAATGTTTTTGTTTCCTGAATGTATAACTCCGCCCACCCCCAAACCGGGAGCAGCGCAAGTAAAGTTAAGTATTTCATTGTACCGATATCCTATCGTTATCGTCCGTCACTTGGCCGCACTGGTAAGGTGGATTTCGAGAGCATTTAGAGCTTACCAAACGCACCCAGTATCTCTTTCCATCAATCACCTTTTCTACGTAGAACTGGTTTGTTGTCTCCCCCGCAGTGAACTCACTCACTTCAGTTGGACTAACGGCCCATACATGCACCGGGAGCAGCGACAAGAGGATGAGGGTGCTACGCATGGCTAGTGCCCTCCAAAATCGTCAAGATATGTATTGCGGTAAATGGCCCACCATTTATGGTTACACCAACTGTCATAATCCCCGTCGCAATCCCTATCCTCCCCAAGAGCCTGTGACCACGCCTCTGTGTTGACGCAACGCATAAGGTAGGGGTTATTCCAGTAGTAATCGCCATCCCTCACTACATGGCAGAAAAGGTTGCTAGGATAGCGGAGAACGGGCGCAGCAGGCCATGGCATGGGAATAGGTAAAAAGTTTGCCCAAACCAGCAGCCCTATCAAAATCTTAGGCCACAGGTTCTTTTCAATATATCTGATTACGGTTTTCTTCATCTCTTCACTCCTCTGTTATCTTCCAGCCTCGTTAGCGGGGCGGCTTAATAAATTCCTTGGCATGTGTATCTATAACTATACCCTCTACCAAGCTTTTCTGCGTCCCATCTCTTGGCTGCACAAGCAATCTCCTTCAAAGAACTAGCAATCTCTCTTAGAGAGTCCTCCATACGGTACTTGGTTCCGTAATCTGAGGAAGGCTCCCCGCACCCACTCACCGCGAGGGCCAGGATTAATAGGGTGGGTTTCATGTGGGGTTCTCCTCGTTTTGCCAATACCAAGCGTGTTTAGTAATCACCAATTTCAAAGGGAACCCGATAAGCCCCCAAAAACCTACCCTCATTAGCAGCCACGGCGAAAAGGTTATGTACATGGGATATTCTTCCAAAGCCTTAAACATTTTAGGTGTTATTTTACTCACGTCCCATCTCCTTATTGTCTATCTCAGCGGTGCGCGCCAACTGCATAATTTTGGCAAGCTTCGTCGTAAGAATTTCATTCTGGCTGCGTAACTCCTCGTTCTCACTCATAATCTCCGCAGGGGTTAACCGCTCGTATTTTAAGGCTCTCAGGTGAAACTGGACGTGTGAGGGAGAACTGGCTCCGCAAGCTTCCTGTGCCTGTCTAAGGGTAAAAGCTGGGTTCTTTTCAACGAAAGCACGCAGTTTTTCACGGACTTCAATGCGTTTAAGTTCCATCACTTCCCTCCGTCTATCTCTGCTTTTAGGGCGCGGTAGGCGGCAAGTGTTGCCTTCACCGGCTCCAACCCGATGCCCGTATTTGGCTGGCGCCCTACAATCTTTTCGACTGCGGCGTTCCAGCTTTCCGTTTGCTTCAACACCTCATCCAGCGCCTCCGCCAGCTTCTCTGTGTGTTGGGCTAATTTTTCTTTTTGGGCGATATAGTCTTCAATGGTTTTATAACCGTGCGGCGTAAGCACACTCAGTCCACCATTTGCCCAATTTTCAACATAAGTAAGAGCTTCAGCCACTAAGACTGGCCGCTTCAGCGCATCCTCAATCTTGCTCATGACATCACCCTGTTCAATGTTCCGTCAAGTCTGCGGTTAAGTCTCTCTCTACGCACGCCGTTAACGATCTTCCATAGGTTCTTCTCAACCCTTTGGAGGAGTCTCAAGTTCTCTCCGTACTTGCCAAACTGCGCAGCTTCTATCTCGTCTACCTTGGTTATCTCAAGATTCGCAAGTTGGGCATCTGTCATAGCCGCAAACTTACGTCCCTCGTAATGGTCCGTGAAGACTTTATCCCTGAATTGGTGGCTGTATAAGCCGAGCATGTTAGTTCTCCTTGTTAGCCGCCTATCAAAACACACCTTATATAACCTGGCAACATATTATTGTGCAAAAAGTGTAAATAATGTGATTGACCGTGTTTTACGGGTATCTTATGGTCTGTGGGCTAACAGGGAGGAAATCAAAATGACATACATCGAAGCGTCCAACAAACTTGGGGAATTGCAGGTTAAGTTAAACAGTGGGGCGGATTGTCTCACCATCCTTAAAGAGGTGAATGAAGTCTTAGATAAGGTGATAAACCAGTTTCCGGGGCATGATGATATTGATTGGGTCAACTCTCAACGGGGGTATGACGCCTAACCAGGTTAGCCATAAGGCCGACATCAACGTAAACGAACGAAATGAACTGACATGAAACTAGACCAAGTGTTCCCAAGCAATTATCTGAAAGCTGACGACCTGAAAGGGCGCGAAGTAACAGTAACTATCCGTGAAGCCAAAATGGAGAAGCTGGGAGAAGACCAGCGCCTTGTCTGCCACTTTGCAGGTAAAGAAAAGGGACTTGTAACCAACCGCACCAATGCAGACCGTATCGCCTATTATCACGGCGACGATACGGACGGTTGGATTGGCAAGCAAATCATCCTTGGCACTGAGTTGGTATCCTTCCAAGGTAAAACTACGCCTGCCTTGCGCGTGAAAGGTATTCCCCTCGCTCAACAAGCCCCTGCACCAGCACCGGAGGCACCCCCTTTTGATGACGAAGTTGGATTCTAACCACGGGGGCCTTGTGCCCCCTCTTTATGAGGAGTCAGTATGAACAAATACAAAGCCATCCGCACTACTGTTGATGGTATCACCTTTGACAGCAAGGGAGAGGCCAAGCGGTATCAGGAGCTTTTGCTACTTCAACGAGCTAATGTCATTTCAGGGCTACAGCGGCAGGTAAAGTACGTGTTCACCCATAACGGGATTAAGCTAGGCTCTTATGTGGCGGACTATGTGTATCAGGAAGGCCCTAAAACCGTTGTAGAAGACTTTAAGAGCCCTGCGTCTATGACGCCACTATACCGCATGAAGAAAAAGCTTATGAAGGCGTTCTATGCGGTGGATATATTTGAAAGTCACAAATAACCTGTGCTATAAGTCTTCAGCGCCAGTGTTACCCAAACAGCCTTGTTAGCGCATAGCGGAATGGGCCTGGCGCGTTTCCTCCTGCCTGTCGAAGTACAAAAAGGGGTAGCTGCGATTCTACCCCTTCTTTCCCCCTGAATGCTGGACTTTGCGTCCAAGCGCCCCACCTTCCCAAATCATGCGTAAAAATTCGATACAAAAAAGGCCCCGGCTACATGCTGGGGCGCTGAAGTGTGAGTATCTCTCTGAAGGACTCCCGCACGTAATTCCCCACCATTTCGCGGCATCCTGTGGGCGGATGTGCTAACTATAAGGTCACTTCACCGCGTATTCTCTCCACCCTACCCAACCCCGCAGGTGTTGACAAGAAAAACCCTCCCCATAACTAGTATCTAGGGAGGGCGTTTGTAGGGCCTAGGCGTCCATTTATTCAGCGGCAGGGGACACTCCACGCTACGCTTCACAGCGTTTCGCCTTTCGGCTCGTCAGGCGTCAATTAAGTGCCGCTCCAGATGTTCTCATGTCTTCCCTACTGGAGAACCAGCGCACCCCCTTATAACCAAAAAGGCCAGCCCCCGCAAGCAGGAACCGGCCCCAACGGCCATGAAACAGCGACAAGGCGGCTCCATGGCACTACTCTATGAGTTACGTGTGCACTAAGTCATTATTTCCCATCGGCTTTACCCGGTATGGACTGGTGCTACGTGTTCCTTTTGGGAATCCGCTGACTCTTTCCAGTTAGGCGCACACCCCACCCTACCACCGCTGGGGAAGAGACTCAACCGCCTTGAGGGCCTTCAAGCATATCTTCTGAATGAGTTCGACGTAAGTTGAACACGGTACGTCCCTTTGGGTTTTCAACATAAATGGCAGTTATAACACCACCATCTTCCATCCAATCATCCCTCTTCATAGGCTTATGAAACAGCATGTAGGACGTGCAATTACCATTAAGGTAAACGTCCACTTGGGAATCTTCCGGCATTTTATGGATACTCACACTGTCCGCCGCTAAAAGTTTAACCTCTTCAACGCAAACCACCCTGGAAGTTTGTGGGGTTGTTTTAGTACACTTGTACGAACTGACGACTTTAACAACAAAGTTGCTCATTTCTTTTATCTATCTGTTGGTTATCTGTTGTGTGCGGCTCTACCCGTTCACCCCTTCATGTAACCACAAAAAAGAAGCCCCCACAAGGAGGGCAGTTTATCCGCGCCGGGAGGAGAAGACGCGGGGTGGGGTTGGGAGGGCGAACTTAACCGCCTAGCCCTTACGGGCCTCCCAAGTTGGGTTACATGCCTCTGCGTCTTCCTTGGTTAAGTGGGCACAAAGGCACTTGGGGCAGTGGGTCATGTAGACCTTCCGAATGCCGGGCGGTTTAGGCGTCGGGAAGTAAGTTTGTGTGGCCAAACGCAGGGGATGGTTCGCTTCCTTGGCCGTGTTCATTGTGGGCCTCCGGGTTGATGAACTTATGCTGCGCCTCGATTGGAATACGGTCAATCCCGTAGTTCTGCCATACTTTCAGGAGGTAGACTTCTTGGAATCCGTACTTAGATTCCCAGGTTTTATCTCCTCTATGGAGTTCTTTATGGATATCCCAGTAAAGCGGAATGCAGAAGTAATCGCTGGGCTTTTTTCCCATCCCTGCGCCATAGGCTCCTCGCCGGATATGACTGCGTTCAATCTCACTACGGCCAGTAATAATACAAGGCTGAGTAAGTAACCAAGAGAAGTAATCTTTTTCATCATACGTCCTCTTATCCTTCTTTGCCTTCCGCTTAAAACCAGAGCGTTTTAAACCTGTTTTCCGCTGTAGCATCCCCATACACTCCCTCACACTTCAAACCGTTCTCAGGCCATGAACAAAGGCGGTGGCCCATACATAACATGTCTTCAATTTGTTTGGCTGTTTCATCCGTCAGCACATCATTCTGGTCAAGGTAGATGGGTTGGGCAACCAGACAATAGGGGACGTTATCGCTTGGTGTAACCCGATGCCCGCAGCCTTGCAGCACTACCAGAAGTAGGGCGAGACTTAGCCAGCCTTTCTTCTTTAAGAACGGTCTCATAACATCCTGCAAGGTTCTCAGCCCTTTCAGCTCTCTCAATCTTCTTCTGCCATTCCTTCCCAGCCATAAGTAAGGCCGCTGTTTTCAGCATCGCCCCTAACTCGCTGAATAAACTCCATAACGCTGAGGGGGCGCCCTTGATGGCTTCCCAAATCGTCAGAAGGCTTTCCATTACTCAGGGGTTGCGGGCTGTTCCACAGGGTCAGCACAGCCGCCGAGGGCTTGGCAGACGGGCTTGAGGGGTGGGTAAAAGTACACCGCAAGGCCAAGGGCAGCTACAACAACAGCCATAATAAGGCCGATAAGGGGATTAGCCGGAGCTTTTGGGGGAGTTTTGTCAGCCATGTTAGAAAGCGTTCTTTACGCCATCAATAATACGCTCAATCACCTCATGTTGGCCCGCAACATAGGAGACACCCATATAGATAGCCAGCATGAGCAAGCTCAATTCATAACAACGTCCAGAGAGTTTCATATTCATATCTTTCCTTTGCAAGGATTTTACCACAATCCACTAACCTAGCAAGATAAGCTGAGAGACATCCCCCGAACGGGTGGGGCCAACGTCTTCTGTCCACTTGGAATCTAAAATTTCATCATGGGCTTTTTGCCAGTCTTTAGCCTCAATTGCAGCCCACATCTGATGGAATCCTGCAAAGGTATCCTCTCCCATAAAGGCCATGTCAACGAGAGCAGCTTGTCTGTTGGGACTTAGGGTATCAAATGAGGGACAGAGACGGGAGCATATCCCGAAGGCTTCGTTCACATCGTTTCGGAAGAGGTAATCAATCTCATCCTCTGACAGACCCTTACCAGCCAGATTGCGGCCAATGCCAATTGTCGGTAAGCCAACAGTGTCAAAATAGACTTTACTTCGTCTACCTTCATGCTTAGTGAGGAGTTGAGCTGCAAGGGTCCAGGCGTTCTGTTCCACGGGAAACCTACCAGCCGTAGTATTTGCAAATCTTGTCCGCGCCCCACAGCAAAGCTATTCCTATGGGCGCCCATAGCCACCAGTCAAACTGGTTTACCCATTTTAGATACCAGTCCAAGCTACGGCGCTTTAAACACCTACGCTCCACGATTATCATCCTTACCTCCCATGAACTTGTTAAGGAGGGGAATTTTACCCGCCAGAGCGTTGTTTACAAAACCTATTGCCATGATTCCTATCAAAACCGCGATAGCTCCTGCAAACATTCCGTAAGAAACCCCTAAGAGATCAATAATCCCTTGTGTCGCAGTTCCACCGAATGCACACCCTGCCAAGAGGGTAGCGGTGATGGCCCACTTATTTACAACTTTGCCTTCAGCCAAATCCCCACAAACCTTTATCCCAGCACCCAAGAGCCCTAAAGCAGAATAGAACATAGTCGTTCCCCAAGTGTGGGGAGGAACTACATCAATTGCGGTTTGGATGGGGGAGGCGTCCATTTATTGACCTAACTACAGCTTGCAGCTTGGCTGGTAACTTGCCGCACATTGCCCCCGTTGCAATATTCCAGACAACCTGTAGTTCTGTTTATCCACATAGCTCCTTGGGTCGTTCCAGCACAGGTAGGTGTAGTTGGAGAGCCTACAGCGGTAAATAAAGTAGCACTTATAGATGCGGCTAAAAATCGGTACGTACTGGATGTCATGGTATTTGCAGTATCAACTCTGAATATTTCTAAACCGTTACTGTCTTGGAGAGTACGGACAGCATTGGCACTCATGAGACGTTCAACGATGGAGTTGTTGCCGCTAGGCGCGATAGCCCAACGCGCATTAGCCGAGCCGTTGGTTGAACCAATTAGAATACCGTTATTGATAGAGAGATTGTTTCCCATGATATGGAGTGTGGCACTTGGAGTACCCGCCGCACCAATCGTCGTCCAACTGGTTACTGTCATGTTTTGGGAGGCACTGACATAAGTAGCATTAAGCAAGTCTGTCGCGGAGTTATAGGTCAGCCCGGTATCTCCGGTAATCGTGCTAGTACCGTTCCAGAAGGTGACTTGGTTGGCTGTGCCGGTTCCTGTAGTTCCTGAACCGCTACCGCCTCCAACGGTTCCACGTGCAACGCTTCGGGTATAAACTCCGTCAGCTAAAGCATTCGCGGTTAAAATACACAGCACCATGATGAACACGCTAAGGCGGGAAAGGACGGCGAGGGTCATATCTTTGTCATGCTCTTTGCCAAACTTTAACATACTCAACCAGCATATCAATAGGGCCTACCGCCTGCCCTAGTTCTCCGTCCAACCCCTGTAAACTTACCAGTAGGTAGAGCGGAACTTTGCACTCATCCGGACACGGTATGCGCTCTAACTCCACCCTGTCCATATAGATGATAATGAAGCTATCGGTTAACTCCACCCCATAGGTGTGCCAGTTGCCATCCCGTATCGCATCCATGCCGGTGTAATCTGATTTCCACCAGTGGCGCGATACCTGGCCCGTCACATAAGGGCTGCCGGGGCGCAGGTGCAACGAGGCATGGTGACCACGGCTGTCATTGCCAGGGTAACACTCCATCACATCAATCTCAGGGCGGGTGGCGGAAGGGTTGGTGTAAAGTTCCTTGCCATAAAGCCAGAACGCAGGCCACGCACCCATGCTGCCCTGCGCGGGCATTTTCATCTTGGCCTCAAAGTAGCCCATGGTTTGGGAAAACCCTGCACCGTTGGTGTCACTGGTCTGCATATGGCCCGTTTGCCAAACCCCACTCACCTGCTCCATGCGGATGCGCAGCACGCTGCCCTGAATGCTAAAGGGGCTCACTGTGGCATTGGGCGGCATAAATTCGGCAAACCCTACACGGGAATGAATGGGTGCAAACCACGGGCCCGCCCCACCGGTGGGGGTGATGGTGGCCAAGGCTGGGGCACCATTAAACGTACTATCATGGGTTAAGGTCAATCCCGTCATGTTAAGAGAGGTGCCTGCGCTGCTTTCGGTCCACACTACACTTGCATCAGGACCGTAGGGGTCAGGTCCACCGGTAACCGGAGGTGCTAGTAAATCGTCTGGGTCGTAGGTTCCAAGTTTGGTCATCAAGGCCCAGCAAGCGTTGTTAAACGTCGCAAGCTCCGCATCCGTAAGCAGTGAGCTATTGCCTACGAGGCCAATACGGCGACATGAGTTTTCACCGATTTTAAAGGTGTCGCTAGCATCTGCGGCAAAGCCGGTGGCCACGTTTCCGCCCCCACCCACCAACACCCCATCTTTGTAAATCCGTATCAGGTTGCCGGAGGTGTAGCGTCCAGCCGACACCAGGCCAATGGCGTTGGTGACCACACCGCTCGCCGTCCGTTGGGTGGCGCTGCGGGTCACTCGCGCCCCTACGGTGGTGGCGGCGCCGGTCACAAGTTGGGTTTCCAGGGCTTTAATCAGGTTGAAGGTATTGCCATATTCGTGCATGGAGCCGTTGTTGGGGTCGAAGGTGTTATCACACACAAACACGTGCATCATGGCATCATTAAGTTGGTAGTTGCCGTTACCGGGGATGTACCCCGTATCGTAATAATCGGTGAGGTTTGTGGTGCCGGTCACTCCCTGGAAAGGCTCAAAGGTCGGGTTCCCAACTTTGGTCAGAGGGAAGGTGGAAGGAGAAACAATGTTGATAGGTAACGTGGCTTCGTCCGGTGCTCCCGTCACATGAAGGGTATCAAATTTAGAGGCAATCGGGCCAAGGGTGTTTAGAAAGTCCGCATAGAGCGGTTCTGCACTTGCGGCGTCAATCCGTACAATGGGTGCTGTTTTAGGGGTTACACTGGTGACAGGCGCGGTTTTCTTACTCACCGTGGTAACAGGTGCGGGCTTGGGGATAACAGTCGGTATCCACACCATGACTTTAAACTCCCATTAGCACGTAGGCGAGACGTACACCGCGCCCGTGGGCCCTACGCACAGAGTACGGCTGGTGGCCCCGGCAAAGCTGGTGCTAATTTCCCCGGTAATGGTGGCGGCACCCGTGGCCAAAGTCGCTACTGTAGCGAGCCCGCTAGTTAGGAGGGTGCCTGAAACATCAAGGTTGGCCGTGGGGGTGACCTGGTTAATCCCAATGGACCCCGCCCCCCCTAAAATGGCGGTCCCCGTCTGCGCCAGGTCGCCGTACATGGTTTGGCCGATATTCAGCCGGTAACTTGCCGTGTTGTTGGGAAGCCCGGCACTCGCCCCAACCACGATGTTGTTAAAGGAAGTGGTCCCCAGTGTAACTTGGTGGCCAATGCCAATGTTGTTGGTGCCGCTGGTCATGTTGCTGGCTACTTGGTTACCTATCAACACGCTGTTCCACAGGCGTGTGCCAGCCGAGTTGGCCGTCTGGAAACCCAAGGCAAAGCTGTTGGAAACGTCCGTTTTAAACCGGGCAGCCTCTGAGCCAATAAGAACACTGTTCCGTGCACTCACTGCCGATTCTCCGGCTCGATAACCGATAGCAACGCTATTTATGCCGGTACTCCCATCACTCTGAGAGAGGACGTTTTCACCAATGGCCACGTTGCGGAAGCAGGTTGTGCAGGAAACTAAGGCATTATGTCCAATGGCGTAGTTGAATGTCCCGGTGGTAAGGCTTACTAGTCCCCCTGTTCCAATCCCGTAGTTACTTCCACCAGAAGCAGTTGTGTTACCTGTGGAGCCAACGAAAAAGCTGTTAACAGCCGTTGCAGGCTTTAACCATGTCAGACTTGCATCTCCGGTCAATTTACTGGCCGGGCTGCCGTAGCCGATGTAGGTAGCAGTGAGGTCAACTGTGCCGGATGTACCACCCCCAGAACTTCCCCCAGAGGAAGGGCGCACTACAGTTCGTGTGTAAACTCCGTCCGCAAAGATGGAGGTTGTCAGTAGGCAGAGAAGAAGGGTGAGTCTTACTGCGGACACGTGCGGCAACTCCACTCAAAGGCACCGATATTGTTGGCCCCTGTGGTGGTGGAAATCCGGTCGTCCGGGCGCACATAGACATTTACGTAGGAGGTGGAGACTTGAAGGTTTCCTTTCAGCATTCGACCAGAGGGGTTGTAAATCCACCCTGTAACGGTCCGAGAGACGGTAGGGAAGGTTTCCCCACATCTTGAAGGGTTCTCACATACCCACATAGGATCGCCACTCATAATAAAGGTATCCGCCCAGTAAGGGACGGTGACAGAGGTGACTGTAGAGGGGGTGACGAAGATATTCCCCACCGCCCCGGCTGAGAGGGGAATGTTCTCAGGGGTAACAGCGGCGAGGTTTTGAGGCCGGTTTTGCGCCCACACAGGGCTAGACAAGACCATAAGGGCGAGTACGAGCTTTTTCATAGGGGAAAGCTTAATGGGTTTTTGACGTTGTGACAATACTGCAACAGTGGGTCAAAAGGCTTCTTCATCCCCTCTTGTCAAGATAGTTCTTGTGCATAAACTCATAAGTGCGGTATCCATAAGGATATCGCTAACCAAGGAAAGGATACTGTTATGCATGACAGTACCAAAACAAAGAAGTTCTACATGGGGGTTCAAACCACCATGCGGGGCTACATAAGCCAACTCTACGAGATAGAGCCGGACATATTTCCGGATGGCTATCCCGAACTGGCAACCCGCAAAGCTAACAAGCTAAGCGAAGTTGTCAGGGGGTTGAGCGACCTGTTGAACATCGAGGATGAAATATCCAAGTTGTTTAAATAGGTTCCTTGGGGAGAACCGGGAGCTTCGGCTCCCGGTCATTTTAACCATTGAAAGCAAAAAAGATGAAACTTATCTATCTTCTCCCCCTTACTCTCGCTGCCTGTTCCTCCCTTGGAACCGGTATTGACCCTAACAAAATGGCCTATTCAGACGCTAACTTAAGTGAATGGCGTACCGATCAACCGGAAATAGGCGACTGTGTAGACTATACTTTAGGGATGTCCCGTAAGTTAGGGGGTGGTGGGTATTTGGTAGGCACCTCAGCCCAAGGTGGGCAGGATCACGCCGTCCTTTATCATTCCGGCAAAGTTTATGACCAACTCGGCCAAAAGATACGGCCAGCGCAAATTATAGGCTCTGTGGCCTGTGACCTCACGACAGGGAATGTTGGCTTCATCAATCCGCAAACCCAGTTCGTTCCGTTCACCACGCTCAATAAGTCTGAGTTTGGGGCACATTGCCAAAAAGCAGCTAGGGAACTCAATGCGTCCAAATAAACGCGCTCAAATCATAGCGGGGGCCTATTCGGTAGTTTACCGGGGGCTCCCCTTTACCTTAGAGAACGTGGCAAAGGAGGCCGGTGTGTCGCGCGGTGGTATTATCTACCACTTCTCAACACTCACTGATTTAATCCGGGCTCTTATTGACCACGCGGCGCTTCGTAACGGTAGCCAACATAGTCGAAATCCACGAAAACGCGGCTCCCGCCTGCCTTCTTCGTAACCCCATTCTGCACCCCTAACGTCGCACCATTCCCCGCAGGAAGGTTCGTAGTAATAGGCGTTTCAAAGGTCCATGTATCACTTACAGCCCACGCATAGTCAGCGTTGGTAGCAGTGCCGTTGACGAAGGTAAGGAGTTTAACAGGCTGCGTCGTGCTTACCGGGGCAGCCGTAGTATTACTGGTACTTGTTCCCAAGTTGAAGGCTTGGCTGCGCCAGAAGCTGGCACTTGCACTAGGGTCATAAGCCCACCCCACTGTGTTGCTGATAGTGGCTGCGGCGGAGGCATTACTAAAACCTACGTTGGCAACAAAGGTTTGGGCCGCTGTACTCAGTTGTTCAGGGTTTACCCGTACCAGGCTTAAAAGAGCACCGTAACCTAAGGTAAAGTCGCGGGGAGCACTTCCAATATAGCTTCTACCAGTACTGGTAGTGCCGGGGTCAGCAAATGCAAACCCAATCCCCACTTGTGTACTGCTTACTCCACCACTATCAGAGTTCGCGGTGTTACAGGTACTGCCTGTTCCAGAGGCCCAGCAGTTGGGGAAATAGTTAATGAAATCAGAGAAATCATCGAAGAACTGAGCTGGGCTGGCGTGACGGTTGCCATAGAGGAAATTCCACTTAGTTCCGGTGTAGCGGAAGGTTACGGAGTCCTGCGGCATCAACATCAACGGCATGGCCATTTGCGAGTAGTTGAAGCGGCTGGCGGCAACACTCTTGGGGGAGTTGTTTTCAAGGATAACCAAGCGCCCATCTGCACCTGTCGTGGTGGTAGAGTTGTAGATTGTCAAAAGCTTACCAGTAGAAATCCCTGTAGAGGAAATTCCAGAAAGAATTACACTTGCGGTAGGAACGACGCGGAATTCAGATTCAACTTGAGTTGCTCCACTCATCCCTGAAATTGTATAATTATTTTGGTCCGTGCCAACGCTGGCGGTGACACTTTCAAAGGTGGGAAGGTTATAGAGTCCCGCACCTGAGCCTGAGATTTGACCGCCATAAAGGAAAGAAGCTGAGATGAGAGTTGTAGGAGTTGTAAGAGGAGTTCCGCCGTTAAAGGTGGAAGCTGAGATATTGCCTGCTATATAGGCCGAAGTTGCGCTAAGTTGGTTGGAATAAACAAAGGTTCCTGAAAGGATTGTAGCTGAGACCGTACCTGCGTTAATTTGGGTCGCTGTGATGATCGAGGTGGAGATAGGGCCTGTATAGCTAATGGTAGAGAGGTTATTCGCTACTGAGAGAATCGCATTTCTCACATTCACGGGGGCAATGGAACGGGTGCTATTGTTGGGAAGTTGGGTGTTCACATAGGTTGTAATGGATGAAAGCTGCGCGTGAGCTGTGGTGCATAACAGAAGGAAGAGGAGGACGAGTCTCATCGCGCTACCCAGTAATACCAGCAAGAGTTGTTAGAGGCGTTCCCATTGTTCCCAAGTTTCCATGAGAACCCCGTAGTTGAAACACCATTGACATACATCACTGTTGAAGCGGTGGTTCCGTTACAGCCTGTCACAACCGCCACCGCGCCAGAGGCCGAGGACATCGCTACGCCGAAGTTCACACTTCCCCCAGCCCCGTCTGTAGTCGTCCCTGCGTTGAAAGTACCAAACCGCACCTCGTTGAGCGTCTGGCCATTCAAAACAATCTGCGAAGAACTGATAGGCCCTCCTATCGTGGTGGCGGAGATGTTCTTAAAATAACCATTGGTGGCTGAGACGGTACAATTCGCACCCGTACAGGCAATCAACCCTGTAGGAGAAGTCATGGTCAGGCTTTGAGATACGGTGACGGTAGAAAGTGCGGAGCCAGCCCAAACAGGGAAGGAGAAGGCCGCTAAAGCAAGTGTAAGTATGTATTTATTCACTATGGCCTCGCGTTGTTGAATTGATCGCCTGAGAAGTAGATGTTGGTGAAGTCTGCCGAGCCATCCCCACGGTAAATAGCGAAGATTTTCCAAGAACCTGAGCCGAGGTATTCAAGGTCAAGGTAATCGTTCTGAAGGCTCGTATAAGTGCTTGTGATGAAGGGGCACAGAATATTAGCTCCGAGGGTAATACTCCATCCTGGCGATTGAACGCGAATACGGTATATCGGCGCATCAATAGAGGCCGAAGAACCAAAACTCGTTGTGGGTGTTGTACCGGTAACGACTGCGAGGTGAGAGGAAACAGAGCCTAAATCCACAGTCGTTGCCGAGGCTATCTCTGTGGCTGCTCCAAACCCACCACCGGAACCTCCACCTGAACTGCCAGAAGAGGGAACACCAAAGTCATCTACGGTTTGTAAAACAACATCATTGGCATCTGCCACAACCACTTTATAAAGAGATGTAGACCACCACACCGAGGCTTCCCCGGCTGCGTCGAGGATAATAGGGTTGGTGTTCATTGCAACCTGATTGTAGTCCGCATACGTCGCTAACGGCGTGAGAGTCCCCGCCTCATAGGTGTAAACCTTCCCGCCAGAAAGGGGATTCCCGTCTTCATCGAGAACCTGCATTACAGGATTGGCTAAGCGAAACGCTACCATGGGCCCACCCGCATTGAATCACCTCCTCTCTCATAAATTGTGATGTAATATTGCAACAGTAAGGTTTTATTTACAAGGGGTGGGTTGACACGGGTGAATATGTACACAATGCTTAAGGGGCTAACAAGGAGATAGCTATGGAACTGTTACTTGCAGGTATATTTGGAGTATGTGTAGCTATATGGATCGTACTCTCTCAGATTGAAAAGAAGCTCCAAAAGCTTATAGATAAGAGCTAGGGTCTAACTTTAGCCACAGGATTAGGGGCTTTGTTGATAACCTTTTTCACCACATTGGGAGATTGGTTATAAAGCGTCTGAAAACCACGGTTGGCGAGGAGTCCTGCGCCAGTTTTGGCCGCCACTGCCGTACCTAATACCGGGTTGGCAAGGAAAGTCGCTCCTAATCCTGCACTTCCACCGCCCATCACGCTCTTTTCATAGGTATCCGAACCCCCGGGGGATTTAAGAAGTTTCCCAATGCGGGCCAAGTCCACAAGCTCATCCTGACCCGTCGCCAATCGTGAAGCTTTGATGTATGGGCTAGCAGCCACTCGTTGATGAAGTTGATTAGGGTCAATCAGGCCATTGGTAGATTTCTCAAGCAAAGGCTCTACGGTCTTATAATTCCGCCACTGCCTGCGCAAACCTTGCAGTTTTTCGGTATCCGCTTTGGACAGACTTCCCTCAGCCATGTCGTCAATCACATCGACCAACTCCCCGAGATACTGTTTCGCACCTCCCTCAGCTTTAGGGATACGCTTAACCAATTCAGATCGGAAATTCGCTAGTTTTTCCCCTGAAACAGCTTCACCTGTCCCCACATCTGCTTTAAATTTATCAATGTTGCGTTGCACCACTCCTGCTAATTCACCTGTTAGGGCATCTTTGGCATTCTCTGCAATGGTATCAACGGTTTGCACCGTGTCAGGCTTAACATTGACTGCCTTACCCTTCAAAACATCTCCAAACCCCTTACTGGTACGATCTAGAAAGTTCTGGATGGTTTGGGGACCAAGATTATCGGCATCTTCTCCCAAGGTTTTAGCAACAGCCTTATTCCACACTGCCCGTTGAGTTTCCTCAAAAGGTTGGACTCCACTAAAGGGAAGTGCCTGGCTGACCTTTTGGATAGTGGTACGGGTTTTTCCGGGGGCAATTTGGCTGACACTCAGGGGGATTCCCAATTCATCAGCTCTTTTTGCGAGGGCAGCGGTGCCTTCATCAACAGAAGGGACAAGGGCTTCACCCACCTTTTCCGCTGTCTTTTTCGCGCCTTGCATGGCGGCGCCAGGGGCTTTAAACCCAATACCACCGCCTATCAACGTTCCTGCAATCTGGCCCGGTGTTCCCGCTACCACTTGACCAATATCCCCGCCAAGCTGGCTTCCAGCCCCTAAAGCGGCGGTACGGCCTATTGTAGCCGGGGCTAACATGGCACCTTCACCGCCTAATGGGAGGGTTGAAACAGCCATTCCACTAGCTTTAGCAAGCTTGCCCGCATAAGTCTTTGGTTGGTATTCCTGACCGGCAATTGGTGTCACGACATTAGCATTCAAGCCATTCTGCATATTCTGGCTAAAGAGTTGGCCGAATGAGCCTTTGTCTCCGGTAAGTTTTTGGGCTCCGGCTGCCAAGGCGGCAGCGGGAGCATCAATGAGGGTGGGCAATCCCCTTACCACACCGGAGGCGGCAGATTTCACCACATCCTCCCCCATGGAAGGCTCAGGGGCACGCATGGCCATGGGGTCAATGCCTACCTTCTGATAAAACTGATCCTTGGGAATATCGCTGTAATATTTGGCGTGGAGGGCATCAGCCAACTGTCCATCACTCATATCGTGGTATTGCGGGTACTTTTGGCGGATTTCAGAGATAGTCGGCATTAGCGTATGCCTAATGGGTCAGCAGCCACTTGTGGTGCAGAACTACCTTTAAACGCAGCCCCGGCAGCATTCTTAATCCCTTGCTTGGCAGTTTCCCGGTTGCGGCGTTTTTGCTCCAAAACTTCCTTTGTGTCACCCGGTTGGGGGAAATACTGTTGTTTGGCGTTCGCAAATTCCTGGTCACTAATCACCGCCCCAGATTCACGGCGAAGGACGGCGTTCACAAAGTCGCGCTGTGCTTGTTGGAATTTCTGTGTATTGGCTCCAATCATGTAGTTCCCAAAAGGTGCGGAGGCCACAACATCTTGACCAATCGTAGGCTTATAACCTGCATCTTCCAAGTCACGAATGATCTTGTCGGACTCATCCATACGTGAGGCATAAAGGGCGGCATTAGATTGTCCTTCAGTTGGCGCTTTAGCCTGTGGTGTCTTAGGGTCTTTTGGGCCACCAGGAATCGGCTCTAACGTCCCATCCTGCTTCCAGCGGTAACCTAATGGAGGTTTACCCACAGGCTGCATAGGGCTTGGCATTGTGCCTGATACAGGTGCCATGGGGGGAGGGGCCATAACCTTCTGTGTATTCGCCCGGTTCAACCCTGCGGCGGTATTCCGTTGGTTAGAGAGGGCATTAAAGCTTCCAGCTTGGGCACCCTCAGTGGTGATTTTAGCTTGGTTTAAGGCTTCATCAAGCTTAAGTTGAATCTGCTCTTTCATCGGCAGCATCTGCATACGCAAACTATCCAAGGCGGCTTTGTCATATACGGGCGGGATATGCTGCATCACTTCGGGCCCAAACTCCTGTACTGCTTGTGCCGTTACTTGGTTGTAGTTCTCAGGCGTTGCCATACTAATAAGTTGAATTGATCTATCAAGCTTGGAGTTGGCCAATTCCAGCTTCTTCGCTTCCATCTCAATAGAAGATTTTTGCTGCTCATCTTGCGCTTTCTGGCGCTCAAGTGGAATCTGGTTGATTTTTTCCTGATTCAAATAGCCGCGATGATAAGCTGAAGTAACATCCACCGGGGCATCTATGTTGTTGAGGTTACCGAGAGTGACCATTAGAACATCCCATACAGTGCATCGCCTGCCGTGGCATAGCTCTTGTTACCACTGTTGAACAACGCACCTAGGCTAGTTGCTGTATTACCTAAGCCTGAGTTCCAAGCACTTGCTGCACCTATTAAACCATTACCTTGTGCGGTAGCGGCGTTCATATTGGCTTGACCTGTGTTATTGGCATAGTTTTGGTTGGCATTCCCAACTGAATTAGCTGCTGTCTGGCCTAGGCCAGCAAGGTTGGATAGCTTGTTATAAAGGTTGGTTTGGTTGGTGTTATAGCGGTTATAGGCGTTCTGAAACTCACCTGAAGCGTAATCCTGAGAGTAGCGATTTAAAGCCTTTGCGGCAGCGCCGGAGAAATAACTACCCTTTGCACTGGCGGTGCGATCTAGGGCCTTTTGGCCTTCTGCGAGATTGAATTGGTAGCCAGGGTCGGCTTGAAAATCACTCGCTCCGAATGGTTTTGCAAGGGAGCCATACCCTGCCGCAGACGAACTGCCGGATGTACCCAGAAGTGAGCCCAAAGAGGTAACAGCGCCACCCCCGGCCTGCAACCAAGGGGCTTGGTCGGCACGGGTCGTATCATACATATACTTCTGAAGTTCACGGTCTGAATTAGCGGCTTCGGCCTGCATAGAGGCGGCGTCTTTAGCAGCATTTGCCTGTTTGTTAGAGCCAATAAGCCCTGCTGCTATACTAGCTCCCCCTAAAATTGCCGCTGCGGTTCCAATCGCCATTAAATCACCTTTGTATAGCTCATCTCGGTTTGCTTCCAACCTAAGCGATGAAACAGGGGGGAAGCGTCAAGGTTGATTGTATGGGATGCTGACAAAAATGCAACACCTTGGGCCTTAAGCAGTTCCTCAGAGGTTTTTAGAAGATTTAAGCCGATTCCCCCCTTGCGATAGTCTGGATGAACATACCAGCCTAATTGCCCGGCGTGCTTGGCCTTAAAGTTCATGTGTCTTGGTAGCACCACATTGACGATATACCCCACGATTTCAGGATTACGGGCAGTTGTGACGTGGAGAAGGCCGTTTTCAGCCATTTGATTGAGCGAATCCATGTCTAAGTCAAACTCAAATGCCCCATGGGTAAAGTCGCATTCGGGGTATTGCTTACGGGATAACTCCTCAACCTTATGGCCTACATCAGTCCATTTCTCTTCTTGGTAGGCTAGTTGGTCCAAATCGCATCCTTTCCACGTACAATCTTTGCCACCCCATGCCACTGTAAAAAGGTCTTATCCTTCTCATAAAGCTCTGCATCTGCGTTGTGGGCTTGAACCAAATCAGAGGCAAGGGGGGTCGTACCGCTGAACACGCTGATGATGTAACCCTTCAAATCCCCATGTTCACGGGCAGTGGAAACGTGCATAAACCCCCTCCGGCCCAGCCATTCCAAGTTTGTATCTAGGGGGAAATCCTCTCCGTTCCAGTGTTCTGAATTGTACTCAAGCATATGTTAAAGTCCCCACTTTGCTCACAATCGCCAACTCCGTCCCGCTTACCGTACTCACAAGCCATACAGAGTCGTACCTATCGGTTGAGGAGAGAGACCCCCCGGAAGTGGTGGTTCCGTCCCCGTGTATAGTCTGCCCTGGGTTTAGCTGAATCGTCCAGCCACCCGCACCGGAACCAACCACTCTTATGAACTGATTCTGCCCAAAAGATGAGGGAACGGTGTAAGTCTGTAGCGTGGGGGCGGAAGCTATATAGGTTACGTTCATTTGTAGCTCTTGGTCTGAGTCGGATTCAGTAAAGAAACCAGTGATATAGCTGTATATCTGTGTAAACCATCCCGTCCAATCGGTAGACTGTCTCACATTGTTAGGTAAGAGTTGCGTGATAGGGGCTGGGGTAAAGGGATTAGGCATAACCTGGTTCAGTCTGTACGTGAAAGCCTATCCAAAATACCTTACAAGGGGCACAGGTGTTGATCTCCCACACCCTCTGCCTAAACCGCCCTAACCGGCGCCACATCACGCGGATACCATATTCTCCCACCTTGCCAGAAGAGGCATATTTCTCCCGGCTCCATGTATGTCCCCCATCGTCGGAGAATCTAAGCCAGAGTTTAGGGTTTGTGGCGGGGTTTAAGTCATTTGCAGGGTTCACATCTGAAGGCGTGCCAATGTCGAAGCCAAAATCAAATCCTGAGTCGAAGGCTCCGTTCGAGCCGTACCCACCTCCTCCATCAAGTCCAACACCCGTTTCCATGTCAAGTTGAGCCTGAGAGCAGAACTGATATTTCAAGTCATTCTGGGCCTGAGGAGGGAGGGCGCGGGATGTTCTGATATAAGCCCCATCATCCGTGAAGAAATTGGAGGATTGCTCGTAAAGTCTCCCGTCCTCATAATCGCCCATCAAGTGTTTTCCGTAGGCAAAGATGTGGAAGAGGGGTCTATGGCGGGAATATTCCCCGTCTGAGAAGAAAGCTCTTTCATGCCAAAGGCCACTCTGCACTTCAAATGTCCATGAGATTTGACCGGGGAAGTTGAAGACAATGAAATATCTCCCTTGATCCTGGTAGGAATAGGCGACGCAGTTTTGAAGGTCCGTATAAGACTGAAGCTTAATTTCCACAGCCGGGGTTGAGACCTTCTTAGGAGAATACCCCTCAATCTGCCATACCGCTGCTTGCCCATCGTTATCTTGACCGAGGAAAAACAGCATGTTGGCGGACTGAACAACACTAAAAGCCGCGACAGTTCCATACTGAATCAAAGCCCCTGGAACGGTGGAGTAAGGGAAGTCAGCTCCCCCGGTATTGGTCACAATCTGCGTCGTCGTCGCCCCTACCAAAAAGACCTGTTGGTGAACAGAGAGTACAGCTAAGAGATTATCTGGTGAACCTTCCGCAGCGGCGAAGTCCAAGGGGTCTCCGGTCAACCCATCATACAATGCAGAGATGTAGTAAAGCTGAGAACTCGGCTTCACAAACAGGAAATACCCTGAGTCGAAGGCGACGGTGTTAGAACCGAGGAAATAGGGGTCTGTAATCTCCGTTAAAGTGTTAGTTGCAAGGGTGAATATGTATCCATCCGGCCCATCCACAATACACACCTGGAACCCATTAAAAGCCAGCCCCACCATTCCAGATTGGGAGTTTAAGGTTCCACGGGAAACAAAGGTGTTATCGACGAAGATTTCATAGAGGGTATTCCCAGAGACGACGAAGTTACGGTCATTGGCGGTAATCCCCCCTCTTTGCGGGAAGAGGTCAAAGGTGACAAAGGTCCTTAATCCTGGTCTACCCTGAAGCGCCCAGTTTGTTTTAGAGGTTCCTGTAGCTGACTGAATCGGATAGATGTTCATAGACCTTTGAGCATCCCAGTTGAAGGAGAAGCTCTGGTTAGAAGGCCCGGCTAATGGTATCTGCGGCATATCACGTAGGTTGTCCGGTTAGGTAGTTGAAGGTTATTCCAGAGCCTCCCAATCCTCTGTCAAAACTGAGGGTTGGGATGTCTACATTCATACGCTTAAGTTGCGCTTTGGATTCGTTGGCTAAACTGGCTAATACGGCAGAAATTTCCCGGCCATAACGGGGCGCCAACTCAACAGCTAAGTTCGTTCTTAGGGCTCTCTCGTAACCAGGAGGAAGGCTTACGTCATCATTAATAGAAGCATACTCAGCCAATACAGTGCGCATCCATAATACGAGGCTATAAGTGTTATCGGAGAGTTGGGGCCAGACGTAGAGCTTACCTAATGGAAATGTGGCATCAAGATAAACCGCTGTAATCAGGGTTGAGTTAACTCCTTTTGAGACGATATCCGCATAGTCCTGATAAGACCTACACACATAAATCTCCAAGTCATTCGTATTAGAACTGCGCATATAGGCAGAATCTACAGAAACAGGGCGGGCGGTGTTGATGTCTCCCCCCGCTCCAATCGTGTAAAAAGCTTGCCCTGTCGGTAAGGTAAAAACTTCTTGCCGCATAGCGTAGACCATTAGGGCTTCCGTCTGCCACGTACCTAACAATTGGTTTAAAGCCTCAAGTCCGTCCTGTATTTCATCCGCAGTAGGGGTTTCACCAACCGCAATCGCTCCTAAATCCTTTACGGCTTGGGTAATGAGAGTGCGCACAGTCGTCATCGTAAAACCCTTTTAAATTGAAGGGGGCTTTTCACCCCCATTGAACCTAGGAGGTTTGCTTGGCAGCCGGAGTAAAGCGTACCCAGTTATAAACACTGGTATCGCTTGCCGTAGCACCTACGGTAAAGCCAGTACCAGTTGTACCTGTAAGGACCGCAGGACCAGCCGGGGAAACAGTACCCCCAGCGGTCAAGAGGCCAAACAGAACAATATCACCGAGAGTATAGGCGGCATCCACAATAGTCTGCGGAGAGGTGCCGTTTACAGTCACAGTGCCGAAGCTACCAAAAGTCATAGCCCCGGTGCCGTCCCCTACAAGATTGTTATAGAGGTTAGTGGTGGTGGTTTGAACCATGTTGATTCTCCTACTTGTCGTTTTCGGTGATACCGACGATCACCGTGTTGGTGTCAGAGATTGTATTAGGCTGTGATGCACTAATCGTAATCGCTGTGTACAACGGTTGACCCAGGGAGTTGCCCTGTTTCGGAATCACCACGTTGCCAGCCGTACTCACGCTTACGTCCTGAGAGGCAATCTTACGAGTCCCCAAGAAGTAATTGATCGTAGGAGTCACAAGGTTAGATACCGCCGTGCCTGAACTAATCAGGGTAATAGCGATAACCTTATTACTCGCAACGCCAACACGGCCAATCTGAGCCACGGTTGTTACCGAAGTCAGGTTCATCGTGCAGTACCGGAATCCCGGCTGGCTTGATTCCTGAGATGGGCAACCGACACCAGCCCATGCAGTACCCGTAGTCGTCAGGGCATGGGCTTGGGTCATCAGGCCAAGGGAGAGGATAGAGAGAGCTATAAGCTTTTTCATGTTCATCTCCTTAACCCGCTACCCGGGCTGCAAGTTGCGCGCGGATGGTTTTCCAACCACCAATCACGTCAAGTCGAGCAGGCAAGCGGTCATTGCTGATGTCATAGGCACGTACCAGACGAATCGAGATGTTCAACTTAGGTGAGCGTTTCCGAGCCGCCATATCCACACCACCTGGAAGAATCAGGTCAGCCGAGGCGAATGCAAAGGCATCGCGGTGGAAGGCAAGGTTCTGTGGGCTCACCGTACCAGACGCACCAAAGAACGTCACAGCGGCGTTAGCAGCCGGAAGGCTATCAACTGACTGGAACGCTTGGTTAGTTGGGTTGTAGACGATCTGAGGCGAGATGTTCAGGGTTACTGTCGTACCCGTCGCTGCGGCGTCAGCGGTCACTACAAATTGCTGTAGCTGGCCGGTAGACTCGCGGGATTGAGGGTTGACTGAGTACACGTTAGCCACGGTGAAAATATCACCCTGCTTGAACGTATCCCCAGAAGTTACACCTTTCAGGGAGATGGTCGTTGCACCTGTTACAGAGGTCGTATTGACCGCCGCGTTGGTAGCAGCGTCCAAGACTCCGAAGGTATGGGTACGGACGTTCTGGTCCATCTCAAACTTCCAACCCAAGGCAGAGCCCATCGCGCCATTCTCATATTGGTCAGAGATAATGCGGGAGGGATTGAACAGGGTAGAGTTTGCATTCACCAGCACAGCCTGAGCAACCGGGTTGATGACTGCGGCACGCTCGTTGTCACCATAAGGCGCAGCCGAGTTGTCGAGTTTAACCCCTGCATTGAGATAGGTGAGGTTGGTACTTGGGGTTGTACCGGGAGTCCCTACCGCTTGGTAGACATCCTTATACAGCGCCATGCCGTTGAGGTCGATTTGGTTTGCAAGCTGGGCTACAGCGGGCTTCACAAAGCGATCTTGGAACTCGTCAACACTCAAGGTCATATCCTTGGAGCTAAATGCCATGGATTGTTGATATTGGGTGTCGAGAACCAGCGCAACGGATGATTCGGTAGAATCCTGCACTTGAAGAGCGGGACCAGTGGTTGGGGCATAACGTACCGGCAGGCGGACATTCAGGGTATCGCCGATTTTCGCGCCAGACTTGGCGTAATAATCATCGAACTCCCGCTTGACGTGCTTGGTGAACTTCAATTGGTTCTCAAGCACTTCCTCTGCCATAAGCGTAATCATGCTTATATTAAGAAGTGTATTGGCCATTTACTTACCTTTGTTTGAGTTTTGCTTTGTAGGCCCTCCACTGCTCTGCGCTCATGTCGTGGTTATTAAACGGGTCAAGGGTTGAGGTTTGACCTGTTCCACGGGGAACATTCAAAGGCGGGGGTGCCTTGGTTACTTTGGTTTCAGGAGGCTTTTGAGATTCAAGCGAGGCTTCAATACGGCCAAAGAACCTGTTTACCTGTGCATAGTTCATCCCCTCAAGCTTTTCAGCCTCTTCAGGATTCTTTGCCAAGTGATAGGCTACTTGTGGTCCCATGTCGGATTCTAGGAGGGCTTGGGCAATCGTATTATTCCAAGGCCCATCATAGGCTTCCGTCACTTCGTTGAAATCGGTTGCAGATTTTGAGAACTCGGCGGCTTTGGCTTGGTATTCCCTTTGCCGTTTTTGCGCCTCAGTTCGCATTTCTGCTTCTTTGGCCTTGGTTTCCCGTTCAGTTAGTTTTGCCTCAATGGTTTGATTGGCTTTCCAATCTGCCAAATCCTCAAAATACTGCTCGTTAGACTTTCCGGCCTTCTCATATTCCTCGTAATTGGGTCTGCCTTTGGAGGTATCCTTAGGGAGGGATTCTTTCTCAGCCTTAATACGCGCTATCTCAGCCCGTACTTCAGCCAATTCCGCATCCTTCGCTGCCAACTTACGTTGATAGCCCGTAGGGCGTTTCTCTTCAGGCTTGAGAGCCTCATCCTGCTTGGGTTCTTCTTTGGGTTCCGGCTTGGGAGTTTCCTCTTGGGCTAAACTCTCTAAAGTCTCCACTTGTGCAACAGCGTCATCGCCAGCATCAATTAGCATGATCTCATCTCCCTTTGCGCCAGCGTTATCGCAACAGCGCTTGTGATTTAAATATCACACTATGAGAGAGGTTTGTAAATACCCACTTATGCGGCTTGGGCCGTTGGGGACGGAGCAAGGGAGGCTTGGTGTTCAGCCATCTCAATCTGCTGGGAGTGTCCGATGGTTTGGGCAATCTGTTGCAATTCTGCCATCATCAGTGATTGGGCAGCCTGCATTTCACTACGCATCGCCTCAACGGTTATCTTGTTCTCGTTGTTCATCGCTGCAATCTTTTCTCGGCTGGCTAAGTCAAGGGCCTTGGTGTCCTGTTCGTCTTTCAGGGAATGCACAACTTGGGTCAACTGCTCAATCATTTGGTTCATTTGCTGCATCTTGGCTTGAGCTTCAGGTGGAATATCCCCCTTCATTTCATCCTGAATCTGGGCAGGCAGCATAGCTTTAAGTCGGTTGGCTACAGCTTGCGCTTCTGGCCAATCCATGTTCTTCACCATAATATCCCCAGCAACTTCCATCAGTTGTGGGAAGGCTTGCACCAGTTGGGCCATAGATTCCTGAGCCTCTTGACGCTTGGTGTTATAGCTTGGTCCTACTTCAACGGTTACGTCAAAGTCTGCCTTGGTCATGTCGTAAATCTTGGCAATGGCTTCTTGAGGAGCACCTTGGGGTAATGGCTTACCATCCTGGCCTAGCGGGGTGTTGAGGTGTACCATTTCGGTATCGCCATCTTCTTTGACAATCCGTGCAACACGCGGCGCATCGTAAACCTTGGGAATAAGGTCAATCAGGATCACCCCGGCATGTCTGATAGATCGGGAAAGATTATCTATATAGTTGAAATTGGCGACATCCCCTTCCTTTTGACGCGCCAGAATCGCTTTACCGGAGGTTTCGTTGGAGCGTTGGCCTAATGATGCGTCAAAGATACCGGTAATGTTCTTAAGGTCTTGCAGGGCCTTTTCAGTTGCCTGGACCATCGCCTGAACGGGGGGTTCAACGTGGGAACGCGTTGGGGCTGGAACCATATGGCCGTCAACGGAAGTGGGCTTGTATGGTAAGTAGCTGAAGTTCTGTGTATTTGCATTCTCCCACAGCTTCTTGTAGTCATCCACCTGGCCTTCAGCAACGATGAAAGGAGCTTTTGGGCTTAAGGCAATCGCCTCCGTCTGCGCTGTGCTCATGTAATTATATTGTCTTTGGGCATCCATTGCATTCCACACCATGCCAGTAAGGTATCGTTTACCCTCAACCATCATGTCATCGCCCAAAACAGGAATGATTGGTATCCATTTTCCCGGCCATACCTGCTCTTCAAGCACATCACAGCTTGTCAGCTTGTAACACTTCACTTCCCGCGTTGTGGTGGTTCTCTTGTTGAGAACCGGTGGGGCAATCCCGCCTTGTTCTTCAAACTCTTTTAATTCACTCTCAAGCAGAGTTGTACCATCCTGCATCATAAGCAGAGTTTCTTCCTTCTCTTCCACCACAAAATACTCGACAAGGCGTACAGTTTCGTTATTGGCCCAATCTGGCTGTTCATCCCCTACTGAGGACAGATCAAGGTTGTTCACACTCGCTTTAGGGTAGCTCTTCTGAAATTCTTTGCGGGGAATATCATAGACAATAAACATATACTTCGCGTCTGAGTAGTCATACTTCCGGGCATAGGGGTCTACGTAAACATCAAAGGCATTCTTAATCGGCTCAATTCTAATCACCTGGTTAAAGGAATTATCATCCTCATACTCAGTCACAATGCGGAAATAGCCGAAGCCTTTGATAACTTGAGATAAACACGCTGTATCATAGGCAACGTCAGCATTCGAGGCTACCTGGATATGCCGAATCATACCCTCCCATACTCTTGCTTCATCCACAGTGGAATCATGGACAGGGTGAACGTGGATAGAAGGTCTATTTTGTCGTTGATCGTTCGTAACTTGGCGTACAAACTTAACCAATTGGTTTAAGGTCAGGCATGGACGAGATTCCAAACGCCGTGTTTGCTGAACATTGGTGGGCCATTGGTCGCCCACATAGAACCTATCGGCTTCTAAAGCCTTGTTGCGATAGTCATTCTCTGCCTCTTCACACAGCTTAAACCGCTGCATGGCAGATTCGAGGATAGGATTGAGGGATGGGGTCTTATCAACCACGGGTTACACCTAGCGCGGTATAGATTTCCGTCATATCGTAATGTGTTTCGAGGGCATCAAAGTCCTTGTCATCTAAAATACCAATAATATCAGGTTCATTGACTACAACATATTTCTCTTTGGCTAAGGTAAACTCCGTAAACCACTTCGTCCCCACGGCTACAATAGAGCCCACAGGGATGCTCTTCACTTCAGGGCCAACGTGCTTCACGAGGCCCATATTAGGCGGCTCATCCTTACTCTCGGCCGTGTTGATGATGATCCCGCTTTTACTCTTGGTGGGGAGGATAAAACGCTTAATAACCAATCTATCCTTGATGGGAATCATGGGGAGCCTCTGCATTATAGGGTTTTACGTTAGCCAAGTTCTTTTCAGCGTGAATGCGCTTCAGTTCCAAGATGTCGTACTTGTGCTGTTGGCCATGCTTAGTGTGTTGGATACGGAAATAGGTCATGCCTGCTCCTTAAACGCATTCACTACATTTTGAGGTAGGTAGAAAGCGTGCATAATGTTCCCATCGTTAATGTGCAGGAAGTAAACATACATAGAAAGGTCGTATGTGGCCTTAATACTCTGAATCATATGCTCTCCTTAAACTCTTTGAGCATGGCTTTGGATATGATAAATGAATACTTACTTGCATCCTTTGTTTCTATGGTGAGCGCTGCAAATTCAGGGTGCTTACCCTCAGTAACTTCCATCTTGGCAATCGTCAGGGTTTCAAACTCTGTCAGGGTCATGCCAGATCAGCCTTCTTATCCCGCTCGCCAAACAGCGTCCCGTCCTCTGTCCAGTGCCGATAGGATCGCTCCCCGGCAATCAGACCAATCCACACCTTTATATTACCAGGCTGCATCTTACGTGTTTGGGGAAGGAGAATCACAGCACGTCCGTCTGTGGTTTTGTACTCGTACTTATCAGGCTCAATCATGCGCTTGCCGCCTTAAATGCCTTTAGCCACTCACAATGGTCTTTAGGTATTCCATCGCCTTTGAGTTGGTTTCTCACTTCCTCACGCAGGGCAAAAAGTTCCGTGGTGTTATCGGAATAGTAAAGACGCAGCACATACATATCCTCATGGATTTCATAAAGCACAAGGGCTCTAACAACGTGCTTTCTTACTTCAATCATCCCATCCAGCTTCCAGGTTGGAGACTAGAATAGCTTTGTTGTGTCTGTTGTGCAACAGGGGGTGATTTGCGTCTGGCTAACCATGTAGCGAAGTAGCGCATCATGTCGCTAGGGTGAGAGGCCCAGTTGTGCAAAGGTTTATCAGTATAAACCTTCTTCTCATCATCCCATTCATACTGATATTCCGTTAAGGCTTTGATAAGGAGCTTGGTTTTCTTCTCCTCAAACCACAATTGAGGTATCAACTGGCGCACAAGCTCAATCCCTGAAGCTATGGAGTCTTGAGGCAATACTATGTTCTTAATCCCCATGTTCTCTAACTGTTTGGATAAGGTTGTGCCGGTTCTCAGGCTCTTATGCCCAGCATCATGAGGTAAGACGTGAGTTTCATAGTTATAAGGTTTATCTTTGATAACCTTCACATAGTGGTCAATCGCCTCTAGGCTGTTCTCATAGTAATCAATGACCCTTGGCTCTTTCCCTACCAGTTGGGCAAAGCCAATTGAGAGGGTGTCTGAATAGCCCAAGTCCCATATCGTGATGACAGGGTAAGCTGGGTTGTAAGGAATCGGAACAATGCGCTCCTTAGCTTGCTCCATCAGTTTGCCATAGATAGAGCCTTCAATCGGCACGTCAAAGGAGCATTCATACTCTTGCTTGAACTTGTTCACGCTCATCTTCCTCTTAATCCTCATCACCTTATCGGCATCGCTCCACGTGGAACCTGAGAAGGGCAGTATCTCACAAAACCACTCAGGATCGCCAATAGCCCCCTCAATCTCCTCCTCTTCATCCCCGTAGATGATTTGGTAGAGTTGGTTCTTGCCCTTCGCTGTCCCTGTAATCGTAAGCCACCCATCATAATCCCCAAGCATAGGCAGAATCACCGTATCAAGGGCGATAGGCTTCATGTCCTGAAACTCATCGAGGATAACCCCATCGAGATATCCACCCCGAATCGCATCAGGATTATCAGCGCCATCAATATAAACAAGCTGCCCGCCTGGCAGAGTGACTTCAAAGTTGGATTCATTGATTCTAGCCCCTGGAACGAACCCTGCGTAGTATTTTAGGTATCCCCATATATTCCTTCGTGTCTGCTTGAACAAAGGGCCTATAAACGCATAGCGGGGCTGCGGGAATATTCTCTTATTCTTGAGGGCACGTTTGAGCAAGTCATTGACGGCGGCAACAGACTTCCCACCTCGTCTACGGGCAACAAGCACTGCAAACTGCTGCGTTCGAGCATGGTAGTTCTTGAACTGCTCCCTCTTCGTGTAAGGGATTACAATCTCACTCATCAGCCCAGCGGATTGTTACGTCCTGTTTGAACTTCTCGCCATCTTTGTTCGCCACTTCAACTTGTGACTTATCCCCAAAGGTCTTAGGTGCGAGTTTGGCAGCACGCCATGTCATAGCCTTCCAGTACGCCATAAACGCTTGTGGGTCGATTTGGTAAGCTGGGTTTCTGGCAACAAGCTGTGTCGCTAAAACCGTTGTGTTATCAATGCAATACTGTTGTTGAATATCCCTCGCGCGCGAATACCGCTTCACTAACTCTTCATCTTCGTCTAACCACGCATAGAATGTAACGGCACTCGGCAAGTTTTTGTCGGCAGAGCAAATATGGTCAAGGCCAAGCTCGCAAGTCGCAATAGCCTGTAGAATCTTGTCTACAGCTTCCTTACGCTTTTCAACTGTCCATTTAACAGGACGAACCACACTACTTCTTCTTTCCCTGTGCCTTGCGCTTAGTAGAATACGCAATTGCAACAGCCTGCTTAACTGGCTTTCCAGCCTTAACCTCTTTCTTGACGTTTGCCTTGAAGGCTTTAGGAGATGAGGATTTCTTAAGTGGCATGTTACTTCACCTTCTTGGGGCGCCCGAGTTTGCGGGGCGCTTCAGGTGTTACACCATGAGTTTCAATGATTTGTTCCATCTTATTACCTTCTGCGGCTATTTCCGTCAAAACAATGGGATTCTTATGCAATCCCTCAACAGACTTCACCTCAGCCGCATGCAATCCATTCCGCACCAAACGCTCAAACTTCTCTTCCTGAGTTCCCCACATAGGTAAACCGTGCTTGGTTAGTTTGGTATCAATCTCTTTGTCGGTCAGCGCCATATTGTGAAATCCTTCTCGCATCCGTTATCGCTATATACATCTTGCCCATGTAAGGGGTTGAGTATATTCCTAATTTACGCATTATATCCGTTACTGTCTCATGGCGCAAGCCTGAGCGTGATTCAAAGCGGGCTAAGTGGATAGAGTCTATCCCCCTTATGGTGTGAGTGTCGCCCTTTTCGAGGTGCATTCCCTAGTATGTAGGTTATGCGTAGGCATACAAGATGTTGTGGTTACTAACGCAGCAGTCCTTCCAGTTTCATTCTCTCCGTCTCTGTGGGTAGGAAATACCGTTTCCACTTGGAAGTCTCGTTATGCTCCCATATGTCACAAAGCCTTATCTCATGTATCTTCAACCAACTTCTTAACTCCCGTATCCGTCTAGGGGCTTCTGTTCCACCTGTCAGCTTGATCGCTTCGAGGCTTGTGAATGTCCCTCCGTCTACCAGGACTTTAGCCAACTTACCGCATTGTGTATCTGCTTTAAGTGGTCTTTCAGCCTTATGCTTAGGTGCCTCGGCTTGGGCGAAGTCAAACAAGTCAGGGCATCTCTCGCTCTCAAAGAATGGCCTAGCCAATGGTGGTTTCGTAAATATGCGCATCATCCCCCCCCCTCCCC